GCACTCTTGAACCGAGTCTGCTGACTGAACGTGATCGGAAGCCCGCTGAGTGTGAGGTTCGTGTAATACTCAGCCATGCTATTGTATTTACAGATAGAAAAGGTTAATCATAAAATGGCCCCAGTCCGATTTCTACTTGTGTCTACTCATACCGAGCAGGTTACGGGGTACTCGAAGGTGTCGTACAACCTTCTCAAGCAGCTGGGCACTCTATCCCCGCTGGTCAAGATCTTCCACTTCGGGTTTCAGCGTACTCCCGCCCGTCTCCCACAGCCCGCCCGCCCGCTCAAGGGCGTGATCCAGTACGATGCCGCCGCCAACGAGGATCCCAAGGAGCAGGGGTTCGGGTTCAACAAGTTCAAGGAGTATGTCGAGACAGTGAACCCCGACATCATCATGATTTACAATGATCCCAGTATCATCAACCAGTTTATCCAGCAGACGAAGGATATGGAGAAGCAGTGGAAGCTCTGGGTCTACCTTGATCAGGTGTACAAGGGTGCGGACATGGGCCTCCTCCGCAACATTGAGAATGCGAGCGACCGTATTATCTGCTTCACGGACACGTGGAAGGCCCATCTCATGACCCGCCTGACTACGCCCAATATCAAGATCGATGTCATGGAGCATGGTGTGGATACACTTGTGTTCAAGCCCATGTCGGACTCGGAACGTATTGGCATTCGCAAGAACCTCAGCATTCACCCGAACGCCAAGGTATTCTTGAACATGAACCGCAATTCCCAGCGTAAGCGTCTCGATCTGACGGTCATGGCGTTCGCCCGTCTGCTGAAGAAGCTTCCCGACGAGCAGCTCCACCTCCTCCTCGTAACGGGCGTGAAGCCAGAGGGCGGGGCGTTTTACCAGCCTCTCCAGATCTACCTGAATGAACTTGAGCTCCTGGGTCTGGACAACCTGAAGTACGGCACTCGGGTTTCCATCGTGGACACTACGCCTCCCACGGCCTACTTCAACGACGAAGCCATCAACCAGCTCTACAACGTCGCAGATGTGGGTGTCAACACGTCCAACGGCGAGGGATTCGGTCTGTGCCAGCTAGAGCACATGGCCACCGGTGCCCCGCAGGTCGTCCTGGACCTGGACTGCTACAAGTCCTTCATGACTCCCGAGACCAGCGTGCGTTGCCCTTTGACGTCTTACTCCTACCTCCAGATGACGGCAGGTGTCGGTCTCACGGAGTACACCACGTCGGCCGAGGAGGTCGCGTCTGCGATGGAGAAGACTTTGGGTATGCTGGGCCGCGAGACCTCTGAGAAGTGTATTTCGGTGGCTCGCAGCCGCCCGTGGTCGAAGATCTGCGACGCATTCCTCGAGAGCATCCTTGAGAAGAAGGATTAAGCGTACGTGAAAAACTGAATCCGATCCTCCTTGAGGGTTCCCAATTTGAGTAGTCGTTGTTTATCCCCGAACGCCGACTCGTCAAACACCTCCTTGGTATCTGGATCCACCAGGAATACGAAATCCTTGACCTTCACCTTCTGTAGCCGACGCTTGCGTTTCATCATGTTCTTGAGGTACGTTGCGTCAAGTTCGTCGTCCTTGATATTGGGGTTGAACGCCAGGTCTTCGCTCTTGGTTGTGCTGTCGAACCGCATGCACTGCAGTACCGGCTTCTCCCTCGAATGCAGCTTGCGGTGGATCTCACAGTCTACCGCCGCCTGCTTGATCAGCCGGGTAATTCCCGCAGTGATTCGCTCCTTCTCGTACGAGACTTCGTACAGAAACTCGTCGCTGGTCATGAACGCCTCGGGTGCCCTCCCACCTCCCTCCGGTACATTGTACTTCTTGGGACTGGTGTCCGCCCTCCGAATCGGCACGATATTGAATGCCGTATTTGACGACGCCTGGTCCTTTGTGAATACAGACACGTAGAACGATATGCGGATCGTGCGTTCTTCCTGCGGAACCGTCTCGACCTTGATGGATCCCTCTGATAGAATTTGGTGGGTGGCGTGAGAACACAGACGAATACCGCGTCCAATAACCTGGTCGTGCCTGGCCGGATTCCAGTGGGGTTCCATGATGTGCAGGTGCCGGACGTTCTTCAGGTTAATACCCTCTGCACCACTGGACGTGGCCATCAGAATACAGAGGAGCTTCTTCCCTCCTCGCTTCAGTATGCTTTCCTTCATGCTTCCCGAGTGTTCGGGGTAATCGGACTGCAGGCCCAGGTAATCCTCGTTGAAGACGAGACGCGTGATTTCTAGTTCCGCACGGTCGATTCCGCCCGTGTAGAAAGCGTACGCTGGCTTGGCGGCATCCATATCCGGGGCTTCGCGGTACTTCCCGCCCTCCTTCACTAAGCGGTATCGCTGGTACCCATTCGCATCGAGAATCGCCGCAAGAATTCCGAGACCTTCAAGCTTGAGGTACTGCGAATACACGAACTGGTTCTTGAAGTTGTCGGTGCCAGTTGTTGCCTTGATGTTCGCAAGGACCTTCCGCATCTTCGGGGAATACGTGGCCAGTCCTTCGTCGCGGAGGTACTTGTCAGGGTTCTCACGAAGCTTGGCCAGAATCACCGCCTTCTTATCGTCTTCATTATCTTCCTCGGCCTGCTCGTCTGCGAGGGTACGGAAATCTGAAGGAACAGCGTAGTTACAGGCGAGGCGGGACATGACGCGGTAAGTTTTCATGTCTTCGTTAAGAGCCGCGGGACCGGTACGTTTCTTGGAATCCTGCTGAATCTCCTTCCAACGGACTTCCAGGTACCGATTGAACTGCTCGTCGGACATTTCGATGAGCTCAAGCGTCTTGTCGTCGTCCACCCGTTTGGGGAGCATGCGTTCATCGGACCCCTTGTAGTACGACACAAGACCCTGTACTCGCTTCTGGAAAAGCAGTGCGTTCTTGACATCAAGGCCCTCCACAAACGTGTTCATGAAATCGGCAAAATTGGTGGGGAGACACTCTAGGGCTTCACGCTGGATGTTTTCGCGGGGGGCGAGGACTCCCCCGGGAAATGTCGCCGCAAACGATTGGCGAATGGTGTCCACCCAGTCTCCCGGAGTCTTGTACGTAACGGCCTCGTCGTACTGCACGGCAATACGCTCTCCCTCCTTGTTGTACACTGACTTGAAGTGGCCTGGGTTGCGGGTTACCTGAATCGACCGCTTGACGCTATTGAATTCCACCGTGTCCACTTCCGGGAGTTTACGGAAATACGTCTTCATTCCCGCCTCGTCCCACGTAGGCAGTTCCTTCACAGGAATCACAATACGCTCAATGGGTCCACGCAGAAGGTTGAGGAGGTAAGCGATCTCGTTGGGGCGATTGATGAGCGGAGTTCCCGACAGTGCCACGACCTTGCAATCCTTGGCATAGTATATGGAGTCATACAGCCGCTTTCCGATGACGGAGTTGTTGATCGTCCGGGAAATCAAGTTGTGGGCCTCGTCGATGATAACGACCGAATTGTCAAAGGGGTTGGATTTCAGAGGGTCGTCGTCGGGCACAATGCGGCGAACGCTCTCGCCAGTCAGACCGTTGTAGTTAATAAAATTGTACCGGTTCTTGATGAGATCATCAATCTGTTCGTCGATACCCTGCTGCGAATCGCGGGGCAGGGAAGAATAATTTGAGTCCTTTCCGGGAACGGTGACAAAGTACCTTCCCCTGCTTAGGAACTCTGCGGATATCCCCAGAGCAAGAGCGGGGGCCTTGTCCGCTTCGCTGCGGATGATACGGACCTCCCAGAAATTGTTCTGCACGTAGATTGCGTTTCCGCACTTCCGGATCTCCTGCCTAAAATTGTCCTGGAGAGACGCTGGGAGCATGACCCATACTTTCTTGTTGGACAAGAGGGACTCGGCTACGCCGATGGCTGAGCACGTCTTTCCAGATCCCAGGCCGTGGTAGACAAGAAGACCTCGATAAGGGGTTTCAATGGAGAGGTAATCCCGAACGAGTTTCTGGTACGGCAGGAGTTCGCGAGTCGTCTTTCCGGCTTGTTGGAGACAGAGGTCTACGCCCTCATCGTCTGGGGCGGGGTCTTTACGGTATTTAAGGTATATTCGGGCAATATAGTCAGCAAAGGCTTTACGGTTCGGCAATACGAATGCCGAGGTCATATTGTATCAACAACGTAAATAAAATACGTTCATGATACAATGAATTTGGACG